ATTACAATAAACAAAATGATTGCATATTTGAGTTTATTTATCATTAAATTATAATAGAAAAAAAAACACACAATTATATATATGAGTATCATTCATTTTTCAATAATTATTATTATTTTAATGGTTATTTTTTATATTTATTTAATATCAAAAACACATACACAAATTGAAGGATTCTATACATTTTATCTCCCATTTTATCATAATGAAGTAAATGATGACATCATTAAATTAAGACAACACAATAAACCATATTTTGACGACATTTTCAATTACAATACCCTAAAAATAGGATATGAAGTAAATAATATAAGTTTATATGATCAAAAACCAGATAAATACACAGAACTTTTATCAAAACTAATAATGGAAAAAACAAACAGAATAAAAATAGAATTGATTAGATACAACACCAGTTTAGATTTACTCAAAGCATTAAATAAGAATGAAGTTGGAATGATTAATTCATCATCAATCGCCACAAATAATTATTATCAAAAAACAGCTGAAAGCAATATGAATATTTTTTATATTTGTAATTCATACAAATTATATTTATTTATGATTATTAGAAAAGATAAGGGAATTGAAAAATTGACTGCTATTAAAAATAAAATGAAAATTGGAATTACAAATACAGAAACTAGTAGTTACCAAACTTTTGATAGATTGGTTAATTTTACAAGTTTAAAGGAAGGTGTGGATTTCGTGTATGTTTTCAAACCAAACAATGAAAGTATTTTGGATGCATTAAATAATGATGAAATAGATTTAGCCGTTTTTAAAACAACTTTTCCATCATATTCGTTAAGTATGTTTTTCACAAACAATCACATGAAAAACTACATATTATTACCAATTGATAACATATCCAACAAAATATATGAAGAAAACAGTTTTCTAAAAAAAAGTATAATCGACTTAAATGATATTTTAACATTCCTACCAAAATCAATAAATGGAGTATATTATCACAGATTTAAACCAGATTTCAATATTTTATCAATACAATACTACTTATTAACAAATAAACAACATGATAATAGAATTATCACACAGATTATGAATATTCTCAAAAATAATTACGTATTATTCAATAAACTTCCTGAATTCAAATATAACAAATTAAGTAGATTCACCGTAGGATTTGGTGATGAAACCAAACCAATACACCAATCAAATAATTCAAAGAAATTTCTATATGAAAACGGATTTTACACAAATACCAACAATGAAAATTGTAAGTATTTTGTTGGTTACAACAATTGTAACGAAGAATCACTAAAAAATTATAGCTTCATTTAACACCCCAAAAAATTACTGCGAAGGAGGAGAAGGGATAGACCCTCTCAGCATTGCATATCTCCATTGGAGTCGGTGTAGCAGTTCTCACTATTTGCGTAATTAATTCTGTCATTGAGGTCACCTTTGTATGCAAAATCGGGTGATTTCAAAAAAGGATATTTCTTTTTATCACTTTGCTCCCAACAACAATTATCCAAATCTGTAATTGGTTTCCAACTATTTTCAGATTTACAATTATAACAATATGGTTCACTTACATTAGATGGTATGAAATAATGATATCCCATATTTTTCATTCCCAATGGCAATTCACAATATCCAGTAGATTGATTACACTTTCCCCTTTTATTCGGGTAATTTTTATTAGCCGTGTAAAATTGACATTGATCATCTTTCGAACAAGGTTTGTCCCAAATTCCAGATGCCTTCCTTTGACCATAACTATCATAAATAGATTGACAACTATCTTTATTATTGTCTGTTAATAAAACATTAGATGTTGCACTTGGAGTTAAATATGCACTGTAATCAGTCGAGAAACATACATATTGATTCTTAAGTTTAAATGAATCTTTGTGTTCTTGGACAGCATAAGCAGTTTTTAACAAATCTCGTTGCATTGTATCATCATAAAGTCTGTAATTTTTGTTGAGATCATAATATTGATAAATCTTTTCATTTCCAATCTCAACACCATTTGGAATAAGTAACATATTGGTGAGGAAATATCCAATAAATTGAAAATTAAATATTTGAGCAATCTTCGTGCCATCCTCCTTTTCCACCACAAATCCTTTGTAATAAAAATAAGGAACATATTGAATATTGTCTCTGTATAAAACTATTCTGATTTCATATACAATTTGGTCACCACTTGTTTGAATATTTGTAATTTTATAAATAAACGGAACATATTTACTCTTTCCAAAAATCAATAAATCATTCTGCGTGAGAAGGTTGTTTTGAACATCATTAAATGTTTTTGTAACAAAACTATTCAACACATTGACATCACTAATCTTTGATTCAATATATTTATTATTCAAACTAAAATCAACATTTGGATTATAATCTTCCCAACGATTCTTCCATGTGTGTTTATTCAACTTATGTAAAAACATGTTCCTTTCCTGTTGAGACATTGGTTCAGTCGGTTCTTCATCAGGAGAAAACTCTAAATTTTCATACCTAGTCATATTCATAAGATCTACCAAAGAATCCTTATCTATATATTGTGTATATGTATCTGTATCCATTGAACTACAAAACTCATCATCGAAATTAACAATACCCATCAAATATTTACGATTAGTTTGTGTCAATTGCTCTGGCAAAACAACCAATCTTGGATCAACTGTTGTACTTTTCAAGAGAAAATATGGCAAACCATTTGCATCGGGTTCTTGATACCAATCTTTTCCATAACCGTAATTATTTACTTCTTCACCACTACCAAATGGGTTGCTAATATATGGTGTATACTCGGGCATTGTTAAGTTTTGAAAACTTTCTGTTGATGATGTTGTGTTATAAAATATGAAAATAAAAATAAGAATGATAAACAAAAGAATAAGAATAAAAGAATATATTATACTTATCATTATATGATAATATAATATTATTTATTTAGAGAGCGACTTGCGTCATGAATAACTTCGTTCACATCCTTTCTTATAACAAATCGATTTTCATTATTATCATACTTATCAGCATATCTCTCATATCTAACCTTTTCTTTATTACCAAGTTCCGATTTATTACCTTCATAAAAATCATCTATTCTATCAAAATTCTTTGCTATTAACTCGCTCAATGTTCTATCTTTACTCCTCACTAACCAATCTCCATTGTGATGAATATATATAACATTATCTCTTGGACCATTCAAATATAAATTACGATTTATTGGTGCTTTTTTACTAAAATGTATTTCTTTTATTAGATTTGGAACAGATTTTTCTGGTTTATCAAATAATTTTGCAAAAAATTTATCGTCAATATGATCCATTTTCTCACTTCCATAATTATTGATAATAATATTTCCATTAATTGTATTATTTATAACATTATTTATGGTATTATGATTATTAATAGTACCATGGTTGTTAATAGTTGTATTATTATTAATTACAACATTTCCTTTTTCTGTGATAGAATCATATATTTCTTTTTCTATTTCTTCTCTGATTTGTGGATGACATATTATGGATTCATATTTTATTTTGAATTTTTCTTCACATCTTTTTGTGTGTCTGTTAAAATTTGATTTATTCGATGAAAATTTACCGCAATATTTACATCTATATTTTTTATGCTTATTTGGATCAATTAATTCTCCATGTTCATTCTTAACCATAAGTGTACAAGGATTAATTTTTTCATATACATGATATTCATAACTACATTTTTTCTTAAAAAATTTTTTACACTTCGGACATCTATAATTTTTTTTAGGCCTTGGCATTTATAATATATTATTCATAAAATTTATTTTAAATGTTTTCTGAAAGTGAATGAATATCGCGTATCCTTTACTCTCTTTTCCACAGGAATCTCATGTTTAAACTCCTTTTGAAAATCACCCTCCATATGAATAATCTGATTTGTTTTCGTTGGAACATCCATCACAATCCTATTCAACATATCTCTTATTCTGAATTTCCGAGTTGCCCCATAAGAGATAGCAACCACACCACAATCATCCAAATTCCTCTCATCATCTGAATGTGCAGATAGATAATCATTACCATCTTTGTACTTATTTACCAAAATACCATTGAATTTAGATTTGAATTTTTCGTTGATAAAATCCAATAACACTTTAAGATTTCCAGTTAAAGGTTTCGAATCAGCTGTTTGTCCAGAGTATTCATAACCTTTGCTTGTATCACTGAAAAATCCAACACACCTTCTCTGTTTCAACTTTTTTCCATAAACAATAATAGGTGGATATTCCAATAGTTGATCATCGACATCATCAACACAAGCTTTGATGAGATCGGATTTGTCTTTAATATTGTAAACCATCAATGCCGATTTTTTCGTTTTGATAAGATCCATTGTAATTATATATGTCGTAAAATCTTCAAATATTTTGGAAATCATTTTTTTTTCAAAACTAGTTTTCAAAGTTTTCGAGATTTGAACTAGTTTTCAGAGTTTTGCCAAAAATCACAAAACTCGGTTGACGAAGACGTTATGGTACTTTTTCAATCGGTTTGAAAAATAGACGGTATTGGATTTTTCATTTTTTTCGATGTCGAAACATTCTATACGTTATGGGTCATTTCGTCACGGGATACGATATTAGATTTTTACATCGAAAATGACGAAACTGTATACGGTATTACTTTATTTTTTCATGTATATACATAATAACAATAAGTATTGTTATTTAAATTTTGTTTAAAAAATAAAAATCATCAAGAGAAAAATCGGAGTAACTAGTTTTCAGAGTTTTGAAAACTCGGAAAAAAAATGTGATTTTGAAATTTGCTAACTTTTCAAGGTTTTGGCCGAAAATCGAAAAATGCCTAAAAAACAATCATTTTAGTGATCAGATCGTACCTTTCTGTCCTATATCAAGTTATTGGTCGATGTTTGGTCTTTTTAAAAGTTGTAATACAAAATATTTTTTTTATGATCTTGAAAAATAATAAATGCCGAAAAAAGTGATCGGTTTTTCGGCATTTACTCGATTTTCGGAACAAAACTTTTTCAAAATAAAAGCATAAAAACTTTTTTTTTTTTTCCTTTTTTTTTTTTTTAAATTTTTTGGGACTTTTTCAGATTTTACTATAAGGA